ACTTTGGCAAAGCGAAGGATACACCTGTCGCCACCAAATCCCGGATCAAGTCCGGCAACAATTTGGACATTGGTCGTAAACACCAAGTTTCTTGTAGGTGTGTGCGTCTCAATCAGTGATTCAGACAACACCGTCTTGACCATGCCGTCCGGCGCCCAGAATCCGCGAGTGTATTTCCAGAATGTAGGGCTTTGCTCGCCCTCATGTCGCATAGCGGATAACACCTGATCATGCGTTATGAGGTATGGATACTTTGTTCGCCCTTCGCTGATATTGGGCGATTTCATGCCGTCGAACCGTCGGCACATCCCGCGTTCGGTCAGCCAATGCTGATCCTCAATCGTGACGCTGCGCCACCCCTTTGCCGGTGTGCAGAAGCGTCCGTGCGGATCGTACTTCGAAGCAGGGTTTCCGATGACCAGCATCTTGAACTCGCGGCAACCCTTGGAAAGGTTTGTGCAAGCCTCAAACGCTGCCTCGGGGGTGTCCGTTGCTTCGTCGATGATGACCATCACCCGCTCGGCGTGAATACCTTGGATGTTGGCCACAGCCTTCGAGGTGTTACCTTCGGCGACGGCGATAGCGGAAATGGAATGGCGGTCGTCACCTTTGACAGCCTGTAAAGCCATCTTCGAATCGACCATGTTGCCTGGGAACCCGCGAGACTTACGGACCAGATCCTGAAGATTGGCCCACATACGCTTGCGGATCATCTTCGCGGTCGTCGAGGTCAGGACAACGGTGGACTTGGAAGGGTTGGCCAACCACCAGACGGTAGCGAAAAGTGTTGCCCCAAAGGTCTTGCCGGACGCGCCGCATCCCGCCCATCCAACGTAGTCGTGTTCGCAGAGACTTTCGACTTGAGCTTCAAGCCACGGATTCCAGCTCATCTTTGGCCAGAGCATTTTGGTGGCGTTAACAAAATGGTCGAAAGTACCCAGTCCGCCCTCATTGGGCTGGAGCCGGTTTCGAAATGCGTAAAGCTCAAGCTCAAGATCGGGTATCTTGACGGGTGAACGAATTCCGTACTTGTGCTGAATTAGTGGATGCTCAGTGGTTTGATCTGCCATTTTGACCTTGCGTTAAAGATTCGTGGATTCAGAGTTTTAGGAAGGTTATGCCTTCGCAACCATACTTCGGTTCATCCTGCTCGTCACCATGTGTGACGACTACCGAATGCCAGCCTTCAGGTGATGATTGTGCCATTATTGGCGTAATGACCATCAAAATTGGGGAGCAGTTTTCTGTTTCGCTCTTTGTTCCGGCGAATCCTCCGATTTCGTGGGCGGGAATTGTTGGCTACTCTCAGATCAGGGACGCGTCAGGCGTTCTCCTCTACAATTTTGGAACGGTTGCTGGAACCGTTGATGGCAGTGGCAATGCGACAATCAACTTTGTGGCATCTGGTGCATCGACTGCAATTTGGCCTGCTGGAACTTACTACGTTGATTTTTCGTTCGCGGTTGTGCCGACGTTTGGCCCGAAAACCACCGGAACCTACAAACTCATCGTCTGTGACGGAATCACAGTCATTCCATGAGTAGCTACGACATCTCCATCCAATTTGACGGAGCTGGAGTCGTATCAACGATTTCTGAGAACGAACTGGATTACACGCTTAACGTCGTAAACATCGTTAACAGCAATATCGGCCCACAAGGTCCGGCAGGTCCACAAGGTCCAGTTGGCCCTCAAGGTCCTATTGGTCCGACTGGCGCAACAGGCGCAACAGGCGCGACTGGTCCTCAGGGAAATACAGGTCCGCAAGGTCCGCAAGGAATCCAAGGCAACGTAGGCGCGACGGGTCCTCAAGGACCAATAGGTGACACTGGTCCGACTGGCGCAACCGGAGCAACTGGACCACAAGGTCCTCAAGGAAATGTTGGTGCTACTGGAGCCACAGGAGCAACTGGACCACAAGGGCCAATAGGACTTACTGGACCAACAGGTCCGCAAGGTCCGCAAGGTATTCAAGGAGATGTTGGGCCTCAAGGTCCGCAAGGTATTCAAGGAATTCAAGGTCCGACCGGAGCAACGGGAGCAACTGGCGCGACGGGTGCAACCGGACCAACAGGCGCAACTGGTCCTGCTGGCCCTGGCGTCATAACTGGAGGCGTTGCTGGACAGCTTTACACTAAAGCGTCTTCAACCGATTACGACGGCACTTGGGGAATTACAATCACCAGTGGCACAGCATCACCAAGTGGCGGATCTGACGGAGACATCTACCTTCAATACATCTAATTTATGGCCGACAACGTAGGATACACACCGGGAACAGGTGCGACGGTAGCCGCTGACGAAATCGGCGGAGTTTTGCATCAGAGGGTAAAAATTGGCGTCGGAACCGATGGTGTTGCCGTCGATGTATCGGAAGGAAACCCGATGCCGGTGGCTGCGTACGGAGAACTCATCGAAGCTATTGAGGCGCTCAGGATGGCAATTCAGGCGCTGACTCGAAGCGGCCTCGGGCAATCAATGCCGGACACAGCGCAGCGCCTTCGTGTCGTTGTGGACGCAATCACATCCGGTATCACGCTGTCGACCGTCACAAACGTTGGCGCTGTCGCAACAGTAACCAACCAAACCCAGATCGGCGGCTTGGCGGCTACCGAGCAAATCCCGTCTCTCATGCGCCTCGGCGCAGACGCTTCACGTAACAACATCATTGTCAACTGACCAACTTTTCGCATGCCTACGACCAACGGAAACCGAAAGATTCTCGACCTCAAACGCTGGGAGTTTCTGACTCCTTCGCCGAACTCCACCGCTGCTGCGACGTTCATGGTGTCATCCCGACATTACCGGCAGCAACAACTTCACGTTCTCGGCAACACAACCGCCAACCTTTACAGTCCGATGGAGGACGGATGGATTGCTTTGCCGTCTCCCGGCCTTGCCGGAACTTTTGGCGCGGGAGCTTGCGGAGTGGCTGGATCGTTTTCTACCGGAACTACGGTGGCTGCGTCCAGCTTGACGGCCACGGCTGGAACAGTGTTAAGCATCACCACCAACCAAAACCTTCAGCGGGATTTGCGTGGTTACACCGTCTACTTCGTGGGCGGCACAAACGCTGGTCGGGTCAAAACGATTGCTTCCAACACCATTGGCGCAAATTCAGTCATCACGTTCTCAGGAGTCGAGGCCGTAGCTTTCGACGCAACAAGCCAATACCGCATCATAGCCCCGGTTTTCTACGTTCTCGGCGCTGGCACTTTGGCGGCAGGGTCATTCCGAAAATACGACTTCGCCACCAACACTTGGACGACGCTGTCAATTACTGGCTTGCCCGCCAGCATCGGCACCGATGGCCGACTGGTTTCTACTCCGTCGTGGCTTAATTCCGAATTCAAGTCGTTTGCCACCGGAACGGCAACGGCAGGGACTTCAAACACGTTGACGAACTCAGCTAAGTCTTGGACCATAAATCAGTGGTCCAATAGTCAGGTCCGAATCACGGCAGGCACTGGTCAGGGACAGATCCGAAGCGTGGCGAGCAACTCTGGTAACGCGCTTACTGTTTCGGCCAACTGGACAATCAACCCTGATGCCACAAGCCAATACAGCATCGAAGGTAATGACGATTACATTTACTTCCTCGGCAATGGTGCAATCGCCATGTACCGCTACAGCATTTCTGGCAACACTTGGACGACCCTAAGCCCTAGCGTGGCTCGCAGTGGCTCTCCTGGCGCTGCCCTAAGCGGATCATGGATTCACAGCGTCCCCGAATCTGACTGGAACAACGAAAATTCGATCCTGAACGGAAGGTTTATCTACAGTTTCCGTGGAGCTGGCGGTGCCTTACTCGACCGTTACGACATCGCGCTTAATACTTGGGCGGCAATCCCTTATTCACCCGCTGTTGAAACATTCAATGCCGGTTCAAAGTACGTCTACAACAAAAACCGCATTTACATCACCAAAGAGGCTACTGGTCGATGGTTTGCTTTCGATCTTGCCGAGCAAGCCATGCAACCGTGGGGAACAACCACTTACACCCAAGGAGCGGCAGTGCTTGGCGACACCGCGTTTGACGTCACCTACAAGGACGGCGCAACGGAGATTGACTACATCTATTTCCTCCTCAACACCTCGACCGTTTTGCTGCGGGAAATGGTGATTTAACCCATGAATATCCCAGAACTTAAAGCGATGCTTCAACGTCGCATTGTCTACCTCGGGCAACTTCGCAACTCGGCCGTGGCGATTGGGGACATTGCCCAAATCGACAAGATCGACACTGAACTAGCCGAGACTCAGGCGACGCTGAACCAGCTTGAGACGCTCTAATGCTTCTCACCATTCTTTCAAACCAAGGCTCTACGCCATCCAACAAGTTCTGGATCAAAGTGTCTGGAACTTGGAGGGAGGCTATTACTTGGATCAAGATTTTGGGCGTTTGGAAGCAGGCTGACCCCAAGATTAAAATTGCAGGAATCTGGAGATAAGAGGACTGTTTTTATATGAGCTGCACCACCCCATACGTCGTCAACATTCCTGGCCCACGCGGCGCGGCTGGAGCGAATGGAACCAACGGTACGAACGGTGTTGATTCGTTCACCTACACGACCGCTTTATTTTTGGTTCCAGCACTTGGAGCAAACGTCGTTGTTCAGGTTGGCAACAGCTCGTTCCTGCCGGAATCGATTCAAGGTCAGTTTTTTGTTTCCGTTCAAGGGTGCGGATACATGCAGGTTTTGGATGTCGTTGGGTTGAATGTTACGCTTAGAAACCCAGCGGCAGGAGTTCTTGGTGTTGCGAATGCGATTCCAACCACTCCGATTCCTTCCGGTTCGCTCATTACTCTTGCTGGAGCTGTTGGGCCGCAAGGTTCACCTGGTGTATCCGGCGGCGCTCCGGTTGGAGCATCGTACATTTGCCGCACTGCGGATGGAACGCTGACAAACGAGACTGCTCTTGATTCATTGGCCGCTGGATACGTTAAAACTCAAGGGTCGAGCGGTTTTGGCGCGGTTTCGACGGTTGCCACGATTCCTATTGCCGATGTCACCGGCACGGTTCCGATTGCTCAAGGTGGCACCAACCTTACGACCGCTCCCGCTAACAAGATTCTGGTCGGCGACGGAGCGGCTTATCTCCAGAAGGAGATTGTCGGAACGGCTCCGATTGTCGTTACGAACAGCGCCGGAAACATCACGCTGTCAGCTCCGTTGATTGCTTCGTTCAACTACGTCACGTTTACGCGGAGGGTGACTGGTCTTGGAGCGGCAAATGCGCCAAATGTCAGCCCAACTTCGGGAAGCAATCCGTACAGCACATCCGTTTACACCACGGCGTCTTACGTTGGGCTAGATTCAGCCTCTGGATTTACGGCATCAAGTGGCCGATTTACGGTTCCGTACATTGGCTACTACAGGATAGACGCATACTTTAACCTTGATGCGGTATCAACAACCGCAACTGTCACTGTCTTTCTTAGAAGGAACGCCTCTGATATTTTAGTGTCAAAATCGTTCAACGTGACAAACAGTGGATACCATCCAATATCTCTTACTTACATTGATCAGGCGACAGCTCTAACCGATTTTTACGAGGTATTGGTTAGCACGGACCACAATCTCTACGTCGATCAAGGCTCCTCATTCTCTGTCCAGCGTATTCAGGCTTAAACCATGAGCGAACGCGCACCACGAAGGTACACGGACGGATCTGTCACCTTTGAGGGTGGCGTTGACGCTGGCGTGATGCCGTCTGAGGTGGACAAGAATCAGGTGGCGTTTGCGGTCAATGCCAGCTTCCGACAGGGGTTTGTCTCATGCCGACCCGGCTTCGTTCAAAAGGATTACGACCTGTGCGTCAGCATTACGGCTGACAACGATCAAATTACCGCTGACCAGACGAACGTTACGGCGGACGGGTGGGCAGAAGAGTGCTACGGACCTCAGTCGCTAGCCGGCACGTTTCAATGTGCGCTGCCTTACATTGCCGACGATGGACGCACGTTCATACTGATGCTGATCAGTGGTAAAGTGTGGCTTTACAACTGCCTTCAAAATACCGCTCAGAATCTGTCGGTTTCTCCAAGTCTTGAAAATCCATCCAACCTGCTTGATGGCTGGATGGTTCAGGCTGAAAACTTTGTTGTCATTCAGGATGGATTCAGTAAGCCACTGATCTTCAACGGCACGAATCTGCGCCGTTCAAGCGATGACGAAATTAAGACCGGCAAGGTTATGGCCTACGTCAATGGCCGCATCTGGTACGCACTTCCAGATGGATTCTCTTTCCGCGCTACCGACATTGTTTATGGGGATGGAACGCGAGCGAGTGTACTCAAAGAAACCGAGAACACCTTCCTTAATGAGGGTGGAGACTTTGCGGTTCCGTCGGATTCAGGCGGCATCACAGCGATGGCTGTCCCAGGCGATCCAGACAGCTCGCTCGGTCAAGGTCCGCTTCTAGTCTTCACGCCTCGATACGTCTTCTCGGTTCAAGCTCCTGTTGATCGTGATACATGGAAGAACTTGAGCTACCCGATTCAAGCCATCAGCTTGCTTACGAGCGGTGCGCTTGGTTCTCGGTCTGCCATTACTATCAATGGCGATGTCTTCTACCGTGCTGTCGATGGCGTCCGCTCGTTCATCATTGCTCGTCGTTCGTTCACCGACTGGGGTAACACCCCGATCAGTAGCGAGATACTGAATGTCATTGAGAACGATCAGACGAATCTCTTGTGGGCCAGTTCTGCGGTTGTGTTCGACAATCGCCTCTTGATGACCTGCCAGCCTCGGTACAATGCCGAGGGTGTCATTCACAAGGCGTTGGCTGTCTTGGACTTTGACCTAATTACGTCGATGCGGAAAAAGTTTCCGCCTGCGTGGTCGGGAATCTGGACCGGACTCAATTTGCTTCAGATCGTCAAGACTGAGAATGCCTACGGCGATCAGTGCTTCTGCATCGCTCGCGGATCGGATGACTCGATTCAACTCTGGGAAGTCACGAAGGGTAATAAATTCGACAACAACATTCCCGATGGTAAGAAAGAAATTGAGTGGATGGTTCAGACTCGCGCCTACAACTTTGAGGTTCCGTTTGGATTGAAGCGCCTGGATTCAGGCGACTTGTTCATCGATTCGCTTGAGGGTGATGTCTCCTTCAATGTCACCTATCGACCTGACCAGTATCCTGGATGGATTGAGTGGACCGACTTTGCTGAGTGCGCGACGACAACTCAGTGCCTTGATCTTTGCCCGATTACGAACTTCAAGCCGCAGTATCGCCCGAAGATGCGTTTCCCGACGCCTTCGGATCTGCCGTGCAATGAAACGATCAGCACCCCGGCTCGCAATCTTTACGAGGTTCAAGTGATGCTTAGCATCATCGGGTATTGCCGGATCAAAAGCTTGCGAGTTCATGCTTACGATGTTCAGGAGCCGAGTGTTGGCGATTGCCGCACGGCATTCCCTGCATGCACTCCGCTCGATGTTTGTGACATCAACCCGCTGATCTACACCTCGGAATCCGTCAACCCATAGAAACAGAATGCCAAACCTTACGCTCATCACGCTGACGCCCCCGAGTTTGCCTATCGGGTATTGTCCGACCAACTACCAACAGTTGGCCAACGATGTCATCAGTGGCACACAGGCGACGTTCAACAGCACGATTGGAAACTCGTTCTTCAACTTCGGTGCTTCTGTTCCAACGCTGAACAATCAGGTTTACCCGTGGCTTGATAACAACGGTAACTGGTGGGTCTTTCAGGGTGGATATTGGTCGAGACTGAATCCTGTCGCCGCAAACAGCAGCGAACGCCGCATCTTTGTTGGGACGAGTGCCGATGTTCTTTCATACGACGGCGGCGATGGAACGGTTTACTCTGGCAATCCTTACGCCGGTTCGATGTGGGCTATCGATACGAATTTCGAAGCTCGATTTCCGGTCGGCGCTGGCACGTTTGCGGCGAGCGGGGTTGTCAGCGTCAACGGAACGACCACCTCGACCGCTGTTGCCGGTGAGGACAAGCACACGCTTGTTACCGCTGAGATGCCGTCTCACACGCATCAGATTCTCGACCAGTACATCAACCTTACTCAGCGAGGATCGGCTGATACGAGTGTCTTCAGTGCAACGAATCGCTCGGAAGGAGTGGCCAACCTGTTGCCGACCACCTCGGTTGGTGGCGATGCAGCCCACAACAATCTTCCGCCGTTTTACGGTGTTTACTTTATCAAGCGAACTGGTCGAGTCTACTACACCAAATGAAGCTGATCGTCCAAGATATTAGGTCCACGATTGCTCGGGCTATCGGCGTCTGCGTCGATGACGCTCGCGTTTACGAGTACATCAATCAGGCGTGTCGAAGGCTTCTGCACAAAGGTCTTTGGGCTGGATCTTACGGACGCTTTACGGTTACAACCGTTGACGGATGCATTACTTGGCCGCGAGCGATTGAAACCATCGAGGCGGTGGCGGATTGCTGCGGCACAGGGTCTGTTCGAAACCAATGGTATGAGTTCCAAGAAACCGGATTCGGCCTGCTCGGAAGCTGCAACCCGTGCGCGGGAAAACAGCTTGTTGATCGCGGTACTGTCGTTTCATACCGCGATATGTCTGGGGGCATCAATAGTTACATTCGAGTTTATCCTGGCGATGCTTCAGACAATGGGAAAACGATAACGCTCCAAGGCTACGACGCGAACGGGCAATGGATTCGCACCCAATCCGGTGGCGTGTGGATTGACGGCGAAAAGCTGACGCTCGCGTTGCCGTATGTTCAGTCTTCCAAGAAATTTACCGCACTGACCGGCGTCATTAGGGAGGCAACAAATACCGCATCTCGGCTCTACGAGTACAACCAGACACTTTTTGCCGAGTTGGATCTGGCAGTTTACGACCCTGATGAAACTTTGCCGCAGTATCGTCGGAGCCTCTGGACTGGTCGAAACAGCGATTGCTGCACCCAGACCGTCACGGTCATCGGCAAGATGCGCCACATCAACGCGACGAGCGTGAATGACTACCTCATCCCCCCGTGTCCCGACGCTATCAAGCTGATGGTTATGGCCATTCGCAAGGAGGAGAACGATTTGATTCAGGAAGCAGTGGCCTACGAAGCCAAAGCTGTTCAAGCTGTGCAGGAGCAGACGATGCAGTATTTGGGTGACGCAGTCGCGACGATACGCATGGTAGGCGTCGGATTGAACGGCGGAGGGTTTTCTCAATGGTTCTGAACCAAAAGGATAATTTATGGCAATAGGAATTGGAGCTGCACTTTTGGGTGGAGCAGGAATCTCGGCAGCGGGAAGCCTGCTCGGCGGACTTTTTGGTGGCAAGAAGCCGAAGGTTCCTGAGTTGAAGCCAATTAACTTCGAGCAGGAGCAGACCAATGCTATCCGGCAAAACATTGCCGCGCTTGAGCCTGCCGCCAAGTTGGCCGAGAAGACCACATCCGCCGAACAGTCATTGCTTGAAACTCAGCTTCGCCGTGCGATTCCAGGCTATGACCAGATCGTTCAGCAGGCTGGGCAGAATATCGGCGCAGCCTTGCGCGGTGAGCTTTCGCCCGAGGTTTCCGCTCAAGTTCAACGCTCGACTGCTGGACGCGCTCTTTCTGGTGGATTCGGTGCTGGTTCTGGATTTGGACGTTCGCTTACAGCTCGCGACTTGGGTCTGACATCCATGCAGATCCAAAATCAGGGTCTTGCTCAAGCGCAGAACTTCATCCAGCAACAACGGACTTTTGGCATGGCTCAACCGTTCTCGGTGAGCAGCATGTTCATCACGCCGTCTCAACGGATTGGGGCGTTGCAGGAGCAACAGTCTAGAATGTACGGACGCGATTTGACTGCCGCCCAGGTTGCCGCCGCTCCGTCTCCGATGGCTCAAGCTGCTCAGACTGCCTTCACTAATTTTGGTGGAACTGTCGGTGGCGGACTGTCGCAGTATGGTCTTTCCAACGCATTGATGTCTGACTACTCCAACATGATGCGCCAAACGCCTCAAATCGATGTTCCGAATCTGATGGCTCCGCCGCCTTCAATGTCCGCCCCTAGTGTCAGATTCGGACCTTAAAAAGATCATTCTATGGCCGACCAATCTCTTCAAGCATTTCAGCTAGGTGCAAACCTGTTCGACCGCGCACAGACGCAGGCGCGGATGATGGAGCAGTTTCAGCAGCAGACGGCGGAGTCTGTGCTGCAACGTCAGGGCATGGAGCTTCAGAACAAGATTCGAGATGCTGAACTTGCCAACGGAATTTCTGAGCGCGCAAAGTTTTCCGTCGATCTTCCGAAGATTCAGCAGTGGCAATCAGCATATGTTCAATGGAACGCCAAAGGCGATCCGACTCAGCCATTTCCTGCTCCTCCTTCCGATCTTCAGAGTGCGACTGGTCTTAAGATGCTTGGCGACATGAGTGGGCCAGTTCTTCAGTCATTGCCGATGGCTCAGAATCGGTTTCTCGTTGAAAAGGCAAATGCCTCACAAATGGCAGTTCTAAATAAGGAAATTGATTTCCTTAATGAAAACGGGAAAAGCGATATTCCCCTTCAGTACAATGGTGGACTTGATCCAAAAACTCAGCAAATAAACCCTGAGTTTAGAAAAGCAATCTTTGATGCTGCCGCTCCTCTTAGGCAAGAGCAGGCTAGATTGAAAAAGCTGACGGCCATCGGCATGGCTGGCCAAAGAAATACGAAAGAAGGTCTTAAGACACTTCTTGATTCTGGAGATATTACCCAGCAGGAGTATGAGCAGCTTTTGCCGACTGCTAGGACTGAAGGTGGCGTTGTCGCCCAACGTGCAAATCAAGTTTTGGAAGGTCTTAAAAAACAGAAGATAGTTCAGACCGACGAAGACGAAATCAACGCAAAAGTGTTCCTTGGAGGACCAAACCAAGGAAAAGTTCCTGCTGACGTTTCAAAGGCTTTGACGGCTTCAAACAAAGCTGTATTAGAGTTGGATGATGTTTTCAATAAGCTCAATGCTTTTGAAAGCAAATACGGAAAAGGGTCTTTCTCTGAATATGTTGGACCTATTGATGCGCCAGCGTTTGATCTTAAAGGAAGATTTAAGGGTCTTACAACTAAAGAACAGGAAGATGCAAGAGACATACACAACAAGATTCAGCTTGTTGTTACTGACTATCAAAACAATAAGTATGGAGCAACACTTACCCCATCTGAAGAAAGAAACCTTCAAAAGGTTGTAAGCACTCCTGCGCGTAACGATTACATTCAGGTTATCTCGTCTTTCAAAAATAATCTTCGTTCTGGTGCCGAAAACAGTATTTGGGAGTACAGGTTTTCACCTGACATTCCATACGACGTTAAGAAACGGTATCTTGAGGGTGCTAGGCAAAAGTTTGGATTCGGCCAGCAGCAGCAATCAGCTCCAGCTCCTTCGACTAGAGCTTCTCCTTCGCTTCCTCCTGGCGTAACCCCACGCACGAACGCAACAAACTCAACCTCTGGAGTTATTTACACTCCGTAATTATGGGAACAATCACCACTCCATCTGGAAGGGAATACAATTGGTCTAATCCGAATCCTCCAACGGAGGCGGATTTTAAGGCCATTTTGGATTACGAGGCAGCGCAAGGAATCTCAGCTCAACCACAATCGCAAGGTCCAGCCACCATCGCCGAGATGCGTCGGCGTGAGGAGGTTGGCCAAGTCTCCGCGCTGACTCCTGCTCAGGTTCAAGAGCAGGTTGGTTCTCCTCAGCAGCTCGAACAGGCGGTTCAAGATTCAGGCAAGGTCGGAATGTTTGAGCGGTTTGGTAAGGCAATCGAAAATTTGCCGTGGGAATATGGACAGCTTGCTGAGCCTGTTGGAATGCTTGCGCCAATGGAAGGCGGTCGAATTGCTCCTTCTGGAGAGCTTACTCCATTGGCGCAAGCTGAGGCTCGCGGAATGATGCGTGGAACAGCTATGGGCGCTAGGGCTATTCCCGCTTTGCTTGCTGCCCCCGCAAGCAGTGGAGCATCTATTCCTGCGATGATGGGTACTGGCGCTCTTGCATCTGCAATAGGCGAGGCGGTCGGTCAAACAATCGAAAAGCTTTTTGGGATTAGGCAAGATGTTTCAGGGCGAGAAATTGCTGCATCTGCTGTTACTGGTGCTGCTCCAATTATTCCAGGAGGAGGTTTTCTTAAGCCGTTGGCAAACATAGCCATGCAAGGAGCTGGCGGCGTTGCTGGAGAGGCTGTTAGAACTGGAGAATTCGAACCGGGAGCTAGTATTGTCCCTGCCGCGCTAACTGCCGGATTTCAAATTCCCGGAGCAATCGCTGGTCGAGCCGGTGCTGGATTTGAACGCGCTGCCGAGCGAGCAGCCACGGTGGAGAGAATTGGGGAGGGGGTTCAACCTACGTTCGGTCAAGCGATGCCTCGTTTCGCTGGTCTTGAATCAAGAATTGAGTCTCGCGCTGGCATGCCGCCAATCACCGAGCAACTTGCTCGTCAGGGTGAGCAGATTAAAACCGCAGTTCAAAAGTTGACGGGTGTTGCAGCCGAAGGAGCTGACACGTTGACTCAAAAACTTCTTGGCGCACTGAGTGCCAATGAAATTGACGACATCGCAAACGCTTCAAGAAATCTAAAAGACGCTGAAACGATTTTGGAATCTGCTCGCGGACAAGCGCAGAAACAGGCTCAGCAACGAGCAGTAGATCAGGCGCTTCAGGCATATCAGGACACGGTGAAAAACACATTGTTCAAAGGTCAGAATATTTCCGCGTTTCGTGTTGTTCCTGCTGGCCAACAAATTGAATCGCTCGCCGATCAGGCGAAGAATGCAATCAAGGCTGAAGCAAACAGAATCTACGGACCTGCCAACGCGGTTGAAAACGATCAGAAATTCAACCTTTTCAAGCCTGTTGGAAACAACCCTTCTTTTGCCTCTCAGGCAAATGAGTTGCTGGCTCAAATTCCAGACATTCATGCCTCTGGCTTAAAAGAGGCTAGAAAGCTGTTGTCGAGAACAGAAACGGTGATGACTCCATCATCAATGGACCCGACGCGGCCTGTGACAGTTTCGGTGCCTCAAAAGGCTAGTTTGAAGGAGCTGAAAGACCTTCGAGACGAGCTTTACGATTTCGCTGATTATGCCGGTGAAGCCATTGGAAGCGGTCAACAAAGACAGGTTAAAAATCTCGCAACCACTCTTTCCCAAACGATTGCCGATCAAGCTCCAGAAGCCATAGGCGCTGAAGCTGCTGGGGCAAGAGCTGCCGGTGACGAGTTTTATGCGGCAACACGACCGAAATTGAATCTTTTCGGAGTTCGCAGGGCGTTCGCTCCAGAAAGCATGGAGCGTGGCCAGCTTGGTCAGGCAATGGTCAGCGGAGTCAAAGCTCAAGGCTTGCTTGCCCCTGAATTTGCGAACGTCGAATCACTTGTTAACACGCTGAAATCCCGTGGAGTTGCAAACGCTCCCGATCTTCAGGATGTGTACTCGTCTATCCGGTCTGGAATTGTCAGCGACGCAACAGACAAAGCCACTGGAGCAATCGACTACAAAAAGCTTGCCGGAACAATCAACAACCTAGAAACGCAGAGTCCCGGCGCACTTGAGAAGGTTGGTCTTGGATCAAAAGACCAGCTTTCCAAGTTCGTCAATTTCCTTGAAAGCACTGGCCAGAAAACTGGCCCTCAAGCGTTGCTGGACATTTTGCAGACCAAAACACCTGCCGGATTTGCTGTAGCATCTGAAGCGGTTCAGTTGCTTCCAAATGTAAAGGATGTTGGATCTGTTATTCGGTATCTTGAACGCGAGGCGGTTGCTGGAAACAAGTTGGCCAAAAAAGCGTTGATTTCGACTCGCGCTAGAGAGATTGAAGATATTCTTTTGGCCGAGACTGTTCTCGGTGGCAAAGGGCCGAATCTCAAAGGTGTTTTCAAAATAAATCGAGCTGAACAGATTCTTGGGCCGACTCTGTACAAGCAGATTGTTGACGACATCATTCCTGGCTACAAAACCATCTTAATGGCTGAACGTGCTGCTGGTGGAGGCGGTGCGCTTGTATCTGGTCAGGCTGCTGAAGAGTTGGTTGCTGGAATTCCTCAATCAGCTCTTAAGGTTGCCGCTGGAAAACCAGTTGAAGGAATCATGGGTGTAATCGGAACTGCGGTAAATGCTGGGTTCTACAATGTCGCAGCAAAGGCGCTGGCTCGCGCATCTGGATCTGCTGGTTATCGTAGCGCCGCAGATACGGCTCGAATTTTTGAGAAGTTCTCAAACATTCCTCGGGCGTCACTTTACGATGCTCTGAGCAAGTACGCTGACACCGGAGAACTTCCGAAATGAAAACCTCCCTCTCCAAAAAAGGTAACACCTATCAGGGCAAGAAGGTGACACTCAACAAGCCGTTCTACACTCCTGGCGAGCGAAAGAAGAGCGCGGTGTACGTTAAGA